GTTGCCCCGGAATGCGATCCTCATACCGATCGAGACGTGCCCGCCGTTGTAAACGTCGACGATGACACTGTCTGACCGGCTTCCGAAGATCATGCCTGTCGTGTCGTCTTTGTCGATCTCGACCGGAAACTCCCAGGCGGCCTCCCATGTCGCGATGTCTTCGCGGCGCTCGGTTTCCTCCTGCCAAAACGAGTCGAGGCATTTGAAATCGATCTCGAACTTCTGTGAGAGCTCCCGGGAAAACGTCGGCGATCCGTCGACGATTGCCCCGATCTTGCGGACAAAACTCCCGTAGTAGTAGCGGAGCGTCCCTGCGAGCTCCGGATTAAGGACTTTGAGCGCGCGCTGTCTCAGATCGATCTGTGTCGCTTTATCCCGCTCAGTGATCTTGCCGGTGATCTTTATCGACCGAGGCTCGATCCGAACACCGGTATAGGTGTCGCCATGCTGGCCCATAGATGAGGTCGAGTAAATCGTGTCCGAGAGGTCGCTGAGCCCTGTTACATCCTTAGAGACGTTGACGTGATACCGGGAGCCGACCCCGAATGTGATCGACTCCCCCTTTGTGTTTGTGTAAATTAAAAGTTCCTGTGTTTTCATACGAGCGCCCTCGCAATCCGGCTGAGCTCCTTTGCGGCCTGTTTTTGCTGCCCGACGTAGCTCGTCTCCTCAGCGTTGATCGTCTGATTGACGATGACCGGCCTCGGATTGCCCGCGATCTGGGTAAGCAGCTCGACGATCTGATTCAGCGCCGCCGAGCTTGCGCCCGCGGATTCTTCGCGCACGATCGCGCGTAAGTCATCGAGCGCGCCGACAAACTCGGGCCGCTTCTCGCCAACGCCGATAACAGTCGGAGAGGAGAAGATGCCGCCCTTGTCATACCAATCGACGCCGAAGTGCGGCACGCTAGGCGGATTAAGAGAAAACTTCCCTTCGATCGAGAAATGCGGGAGCTTGATCTTCGGCAGTTCCCAGGAGAAATTGAAAAACCCTTTCATCTTCTCGATCGCGTCGTGAACGGCATCCTTTGCGGCGTTGATCGGCGTAATAATCGCCGACTTGATACCGTTCCACACCGTCGTTACCGTATCCTTGACGCCGTTAAAAACGGAAGAAACCGTGTCCCGGATGCCATTGACCACAGTTGACACCGCAGTTTTGATGCCATTCCATACGGTCGAGGTGGCCGTGCGGATCGCATTCCAGATCGTCGTAACGGTGATCTGAACGGCATTGATTGAGGTCGTGACTGCGTTCTTGATGCCATTCCAGACAGCCGTTATTACGGCCACGATCGCATTCCAGACGGTAGATGTGACAGTCCTGATCGTATTCCAGACCGCCGTGATGACGGCTGCGATCGCGTTGATCGTGACCGTGATCGCGGTCTTGATCCCGGTCCACACGGAGACGACGATAGCCTTGATCGCATTCCAAATTGAGGTAAAAAAGCCTTGTATTGCTGTAAGGACCGTGACAATCGTAGTCTTGATATTGTTCCAGGTTGCGCTCCACGTCGTGCCAAACCACCCGCAGACTACGTCGAGGATACCCTCCATCATATTCAGCACAGTCTGGAACGTGTTTTTGATGTAATTCCAAACCGCCCCGAAAACCTCCTGCACGCCTTGCCAGGCCTGATCCCAGTTGCCGGTAAAGATGCCGATAAAGATGTCGAGGATCCCGACGATGACATCGAGCACGGCCTGTAAAATGTTCGCGATCTGCTGGAAAACGCCCTCGAAAACCGGCGCCAGCAGATTACAAAAGCCGTCCCAGATCGCGGAGAGCGTGCTCGTGATATCGGTCATGCTGATACCGAGAGAGGCAAACCGCTCCTTCACGCCCTCGACAAAACCGTCGAAGACGCTTTTGATCTGGGTCCAGATGGCCGTCATTGCGTTGCGGAACCCTTCGTTGGTGTCCCATAGATGCTTGCACGCCGCCGCAAGGACCGCGACAACGGCCACGATCGCAAGGATCGGCGCCGCCGCGGCGATCATCGACCCGCTCAATGCCCCTGTCGCTCCGGTCGCTCCGGAGAGCGCCCCGGAGAGCTTACCAACGCCGTCAGTAATCGCCCCGACAGCCGTAATTACCTTGCCAACGGCGACAACTACCGGCCCGATCGCTGCCGCGATCGCGGCGATCTTGATGATCATCTGCTGCTGTTCCGGAGTCATCTGCTGGAACCGGGCAGTGAGGTCCTTGAGCTTTTGGACGATTGAGTCTAAGACCGGCGCGACCATGGTCTGGAGCGTGGTAAAAAGCTGAGCGCCGACTGCTTTGAGGTTGTTAAGCGCAACGGTAAACTGATCAGCGGGATCGAGGGTCGCGTTGAAAGCGTCGGCTGTGTTGCCCGCGAAATCACTCATCGATGTCCCGAGGGCGTTGAGATTGATCTTGCCCTCATACAAAGCAGCACCGAGTACCGGGCCCGCCTTTGCGCCGAAAACCTCGGTCGCCGCCTGCATAGCCTCGGTCTTACTCTTTGCGCCTTTAAGCTTGTCGTTGAGCTCCTGCATTGCCTCGCCGGTCGTCTTGCCGTCAGCCGCGGCGTTTTTCAGCGCGGCTTTAAGGCCCGTGAGCGCGACGCTTGAGTCAACGCCGGATTTGTCCAGGTTAGCGAGCAGCATTGCCGAGTCGGATGCGTTGAGCCCCATCTGCTGCAACGCCTCGCTGTTGGTTGTCATGTCGCCGGCAAGCTTTAAGACATCGACGCCGGTGTCCTGCCCGGCCTTGTTCAGCACATCGAGCATGAGGCCGGCCTTATCGGCGCTTAGCCCATAAGCAGCCATTGCCGCCTGGACTGTATCGATCGACCCGGACACATCCTGCCCATTGATCGTCGCAAACTGGATAAACTGCGTGCTCAGCTGCTCGAGCTGATCGCCGGTAGCGCCGAACCGCGTGTTTACCTCGCCGACCGCGTCGCCGGCTGCCTGGAAATCGGTCGGTATCGTTGTCGCGATGTTCTGCGCCCGCTGCTGCATATCTGCCAGGGCGTCGCCGCTAGCGCCGGTCTTGGTTACGATGGTATCCATCGCCGCATCGACCTCAGTCCAGGCCGCGCCCGCGGCGGTACCGACTGCGACGATCGGTCCGGTTACGCCTGCGGTGATCTTTCCGCCGACATCGCTGACCTTGTCACCGACGCCTTTGATCTTTTCGCCTGCGACTTGGAGCGCCTGAGCGCCGGCGCTCCCGAACTCTTTCATTTCGTCGTTGAGTCCGTCGAGCTTGCTCTTTGTTGTGTCGATCTGGACCTGGAGCGCTTTATATTCTTCCGAGTTCTTGTCGACGCCCTGGGCGTCAAGCTGCTCCTGCGCCTTTTGCAGTGCCTCAAGCTTGTTTTTTGTCTCGCCGATCTTGTCAGCGAGGAGGACCTGCTTATCCCTTAGCAGATCGGCGTTACCCGGATCAAACTTTAAGGACCGCTCGACATCGCTGAGCTGCTTCTGTGTGTTTTTTAAGGCCTTATCAGCCTGAGAGAGAGCAGACGAGAGCTTGGTAGTATCGCCGCCGATCTCGATTGTAATGCCTTTGATATTTCCACCGGCCATCTAGCCACCTCCCACGTCTACATTGCGGCCAGCCGATCAATGTCGGCTTGCGTTGCTTTCCTTGTGCCTGCCCCGGTCTCCGCCGCGCGCGCGTCGCCCTCGGCTGTGTCTCGGGCCTCCTCGGTCATCCTGTTCCATTCGATGATGTAGTCGATCCACCCGCCGATCGTCATGACATCGGCATCGGCACGTGTGAGCCCGCGCATAGTCCCCGCCGCAAGGATCCGGTCAGTTGTTACTTCTTGGTCGTCGTCTTCTTGGCCGGGGGAATCGGGGCTTTCGATTTTTTTGAGGCAAAGCAGGACAAAATCAGATCCGGAAACAGATCGCTGATAACGTCGAGCGGCTCGAAATTGTCGCCGAACGACGCGACCCACGTCAGAGGATCTGGAATTGAAGAATCCACGAGACGGGCGGAAGACCACGCGATCTCAACGACGCCGGAAAACCCGAGCTTTTCGAGAAATGTCATCGCAAGCTCGGTCTCATCGGCTTTATTTTTTGCGTTGTTGGCCTCGCGTATGATCGGGATGAGGATCGGCAGCGCGTCGCGGCCAAACTGCGACTTATAGATAAGAGTCCAGGCAAAAGACGTCGAAAACGTGACCTCCTTGTCGCCGAACTGGAGCGTTTTAAGCATTTGTAGCCTCCAAAAATATAAAAATAAGCGGCTCAGGCATAGCAAGCCGAGTCGCTTATCCCTTTATGTTATTCCGGGCGCCGGTTACGACGTTGCCGCGTTAGGGTCGACGTACTCATACGGCGCCTCCCCGTACCAGTTACTGTATGCGGTGTCGCCTTCCTCCGCGGTTGCCTTCACGTAGCCGGTGTCGAGACGAGGGCTCGCGGAAAAATCGAGCTCCGAGGTATTCGGATCGATCTTGTCCTCCTTAGTCTTGGACGAAATGCTCGGGCGGGTTGCCAGGCACCGGTAGAACAGGAAACGGCGCTTTTTGGCGTCTCCTTTGATCTCAAAGGCCAGGGCAAACTCGGCCGGCTGCACGTCCGAGCTTTCAAAAAGCGCGCCATTCTTGTCTGCGATTTCCTTAAGGATCGCGGTCCGGAACTGGGCAACAAGATCCGCGACGGTCAGCTTACCAGAATAACCGGTATTGCTGACTGGACGGAAATAAATACCGTCGTCTGCGTAAAACGGATCGCTCGAACCCTCGGCATCGAGGCTCATTTCCGTAGCGCCCGGCTGTGTAAACACGGTTCCATACGTCGGCTTACCCGCATCGTCTGTCGATGTGATCGGCCAGATATGCACGTTGGACAGACCGAACGTGATTTTATTAGCTGCCTTATTTTCAGCCATTTCTTTACCTCCTAAAATTCGTACAAAGTTTCGTAAAAGTCCTCGTCTTCGAGATACGCCGTGTCCGCCGTTTTGTCATAGACAAGACCGGCTGCGTCAGCCTGAGACTCAAAGGTCTCCATGATCGCGTCCATTGTGTCCGGATCATCGGCGTAAAACTCAACGTCCTCGCTGTCGTCCCGCGCGTACACCTTATCGTCGGCCTTAAAGCTAGGCACAGCGACGCGGCGATAGACCGCAAACGGAGTCGGAATAGGGCTGTCCTGGGTGAAATGATCGTAGACATAGCCCGCGATGCTGCCGGCGTCCTGCATTGCCTTAAGGATCGTCTTGATCTCAGCCTCCTTCTTGTGCAATCTCTTTCACCCCTTCCTGTACCTTCTCAATAGCAGTCTCCTCTGCCGGCTTGATATGCGCCCGCCCAGGAACTCGGCCGCCTCCTCGTTTCG